TATTGTAGCTTTCAGTTCAGCTCCATCTGGAGGTGAGACTGCCACTGGTATTGCAACAATTACTACTGAGTATATTGGTTGTGATGGTTCTAAATCTGGTAAGATTTTTGACATTTACTTAACTAATACTGGTTGTGGATATACCATACCACCTAAGATTACATTTGAAACTCCAAAAGGATACACTGGATCTGGAGCTGCCGCCACAACAGGTATCAGTACAACTGGTTCTGTCAAACTTGTCACTGTCACAAATGGTGGAGGTGGTTACATTGGTAACGTTGAATCTGTTGGTATCTCTACACCTAAACATGTTGGAGCAGCTGCAACGGCTGTTCTTGCACTTCCATCACAAGCTGGAGCTGGTGTGAGTGTTATCTCTGCACCAATTAGTATTGGATCTTCAGATTATCTGTTCCCATATGGAACAACTGGTGGTGTCTTCTACAAAACAGCTCCAACTGTCACATTCGCTAATCCAACTGGAACTGGAGATGGAGCTCTTGCTACTGCTACAATAGATGATCCTGGGTTATACGGAGGAACCGTAAATAACCTGGCAATCACTACTGAAGGTAAGTTCTATACCTCAGCTCCAACGGTATCAATAACTCATCCTGGAGTTAGTATTGCTTCTGCTAGTATAGGAATTGCTGGAACAAGTCTCGATCCATCAACTATTGCATTCAGTACTACAGGTAGAGCATATACATCTGCTCCTACAGTTCTTGTCTCGACTGGTGTTGGTACACATGTCCCATATCAAACAGCAGTTGGTATTGCCACTATTCATCCTATTACTGGTATCGTTACTGCAGTTTCCTTTGATGTATCTGATCCATGGGCAGTTGGCAGTGGTGCAACTATAGGAATTGGATACACAGTTACTCCAAATCTATCTTTCTCATCACCATCACCTGTTCAAGCCACAGCAACGGCTACAGTATCCGTTGCTGGTACAGTCACATCACTCTCTATTGGTAGTAGTGGGTTTGGTTATCAATCGGTACCTACAGTCACTATTTCTGCACCAACTGGTGTCACCACACAGTTCACAACAACTGGTATCGCAACTATAAGATTCGACTCAATTAGTACTACTGGAACTATTGGTATCGGTTCGACAGTTATCACTGGAATCAATACCACCAACATGGTTGTGGGTGATAGAGTTAGACTTGGAACTGGATATAGTTCAGTGTATCCAGAGGTTCAAACCTTCCCAGATCCCACTCATATAACTGGTATTGGTGTCTCTACTCTGTTCATCAGTAAAACTACAACCAACGTTGGAATTGCAACAACAACAATTGAGGTTGGTATTCAGAACTGTGGTATTGTCACTGGTATCTCCATCACCTACGGTGGTGGTGGATATTTGAGTCCACCAACAGTGACAATCACCAATGACACTGGTGAGAAGAATTATGTTGATGAAGTTGTTGGTGTCCATACATCAATTGCAACCGGTGGAATTTCATTGTCAGGAACATTAACTGATGTATATCTGACTAGTGGTGGTTCTGGATATATCCTGACACCAGAAGTAACAATTGATGGTGGTGACAATTCAAATAGTGGTTCTGGAACATTCATATTCAATGAGACAGTAACAGGTTCTACATCTGGTGTTACAGGAAGAGTTAAGATTTGGAATTCAGAAACAAATACTCTGGAACTCTCCAATGTCACAGGTGACTTTACACTTGGTGAAAGAATTGTTGGTGGTGAATCTGGAGCCTCATATGTCGTTAGAGTTGAATATGAAGATGATATCGTTGACACCTATGCAGACAATGACAACTTTGAACTTGAGGGAGACAAGATTATTGATTTTAGTTCCACCAATCCATTTGGAATGCCGTAATCTAAATAGTAACAAATAAAGACTAGACTGATGTTTGAGTATTTCTATAATGAAATCTTCAGATCCGTAATCATCGGATTTGGATCCATGTTTAATGGAATTGAAATTCAACATAAAAATGAGTCTGATAATCAAATCAGTACTCTCAAGGTTCCATTGGCATATGGTCCTACTCAGAAGTTTCTTGCAAGGATTGAACAGCAAGCGAACTTGAATAAATCAACTCAGATGTCTCTTCCGAGAATGTCATTTGAGTTCACTGACCTCCAGTATGACCCCACAAGAAAGTCAACTCAGACACAACAGTTTGTAGTTAAAAATTCCACTGGAAGTGAGATTAAAAAAGGATATGTTCCTGTCCCATACAACATGACTATTCAGTTGTCAGTCATGACAAAACTGAATGATGACATGTTACAGATTGTAGAACAAATATTACCTTATTTCCAACCATCTTATAATTTACCAATTAATTTCCTTGGTGACTTCAAGGAAAAGAGAGATATTCCTATTCAACTTGAGGGAATCTCTATGGAAGATGATTATGAGGGTAACTTTGAGACAAGAAGGGCCCTCGTATATACTCTTACATTCACAGCTAAAACATTCCTATTTGGTCCTCTGTCCGATGTTTCAGGCGATATTATCAGAAAGGTTACTGTTGGTTATGTTGCTGGTTCCTCTGGTCCAGGTCTCAGAAATCCAGAAAGAGATCTCACATACAGAGTTGTACCAAGAGCTGTCCAGGATTATGATGACAGTTATGTTACCACCATTGCCGAAGATGTTGACGAGACAGAAAAAATTATCAGTGTAGCAGATGCATCTCAACTTTCAGCAGCAACATATATTCAAATCGGAAAAGAGGAAATGTATATTGAAAAAGTTTCTGGTAATAATTTGACAGTCAAGAGGGGTCAAGATACCTCGACAGCTGCAGAACATGTTCTTGGTTCTGGAGTCGCCACAATCACAGCCAATGATGTTAATCTTATTGAGATTGGTGATGACTTTGGTTTTGATGGTAATGTTTTCTGAGGTTAATTTATGTCTGATAAGTATGAAAATCTCGACGAAACATTTAACGTCGAATCGGTTGAGGTAGAGGTACAGAAGGTTAATACAAACACTAAGATTGATAAGATAAAGTCAGGTCAAGAGGACATCAGAAGAGATTATGAATACACAAGAGGTAACCTATATTCCATCATCGAAAAAGGACAAGAGGCTATTGATGGTATCCTTGAATTAGCTCAAGAAAGTGAGATGCCAAGAGCTTACGAAGTCGCTGGTCAGTTAATCAAAAATGTTGCTGATGCGACTGATAAACTTCTAACATTGCAACAGAAACTCAAGGATGTGGAAGAAGAGAAAGATACCAAAGGTCCAACCACTGTCAACAATGCACTTTTTGTTGGTTCAACAGCTGAGCTTCAGAAATTATTGAAGAAAGGTAATAATGATAAATAATAAGAATGGGAGAGAAATCCCAAAGTATTCTTACTAATACCTGATATGTCGCGCGAAAATAATAATTTACCTTCATATAGAGATTTCATCGAAAATCCTGATGATTTGCCGTCATTGGGGGATTTTAAAGAAGAAAATCTACCTTCAGTAGATGATTTTTATCAAAAACCCGTAGAAGAAGAGACCCAAACCATCGAAAATTCTGATGGAGAGTCATTTTTAGAAGTAACTGATGTTGTTCAGGTTCCAGAATGGTCAGAATTGGTCCGTTTGGTCAATGATGTAAGAAAAGATATTCCAAAAATACCAGAAATTAAGTATTATGATGAGCAATTAGAGGATATTTGTGCTCAAATTGAACAAATTCAAGGAAATTACGCAAAGACAGACAAAATTGATGTCTTGAGTGTTCAAAATGAAGAATTTGAAGGTAAATTATCTGAAATTGAGTCCAAAATTCCTACGGTCAAGTACTATGACCATGATATTAATTCAATTTATGACAAAATTACCGATATTAAAGAAGAGCTCAAGTGCCTTCCAGAGGTAAAATACTACGAAGAAGACTTAGAGTCCTTAAAATCAAGGATTGAACAGGTAAGTGAGTCGATCCCTACCGTTCCAGACTGGTTTCGGGAAGCTAAGGAATCACCAGACTTCTCTTGGATCGCTAAAAGTTTTAGTCTCATTGACGATGACATCGACAAGGTCCAATGTCATATAAATGTCATCAAAGAGAAGATCAAATTTGAAGTTAGAGATCTGAATGAGGTAGTCGAAAAGAAACAATTTGAACTGAAAATAGATTTAAAAAATCTTTCTGAAGATCTTTCCGAACATCTCACTGATCACTTTGATAAAACTAATGAAAATCTCAAAGAGACTAAGGATAAACTTTTAAAAGAAGTTAAAGATGTTTCTCGTAGAATTTGGGAACAACATCATGTATCAAAAGATGACGACAAAAAACTTAAAAAATCAATCTTAAGTGAACAAAATAAGCTTAAACAGTCTCTCTCAGAGGAGATCAAAAATATTGATCAACAAAGTGTCAAGGCTCATGAATCTATTACCAAGTTCTTTGTTGATCTCAAGGAAAATGTAGAAAATCAGTTTGATTCTCTTCCTGAGGTAAAATATTATGATAAAGATGTTTCAAGAATTGACGAAGATATCCTTTCTATTAGAAAAGAACTAAAAGAATTATCTAAACTTGCTTCTATAATCAAAACTGAACAGGTTGAATTAAAAGAAAACTATCTCCTCAACGAACCACCAGAAGAAAAGGAAAGAGCTGGTGGTCAGATAGACCCATTGACACCTATTAATCAAAATTTTGCAACACTAGAAGATCTCTCTAGTCATTACAGATTATTCCTATCCAGAATAACCACTCAACTCTCTACTATGGGTGGTGGTGGAGCAGGATTCATTAAGGATCTTGATGATGTTTCCTTTGACCAGACTGAAGGAAATAACAAATTACTGATTTACGACCAGGCTAACTCCAAATGGGTTGGTATTGCTAGTACTGCATTGAGTGGTGGTGCAGGAATAGCACAAACTAGTTTCATCAGTGGTATCGCCATAACGATGACAACTGGTAATTTTACAAATGTGAATGTTTCTGGGACAATTACTTATGATGATGTAACACGTTTAGATTCTCTCGGTCTTTCAACATTCAGAAGTGGTCTCGAAGTTAATACAGGAACAGCGACAACTGCTCTTTTGGTGAGAGGTGATGCGAGAATTACTGGAATCCTTACCATTGGTACTGCATCTGTTACCATAGATGGTGATAACAATACCATAACAGCAGGTATTGTTACCATCACAGGGGCTGATGTTTTCATTGGTGACAATGTAACCATTAATGCTGGTGCTACTGGTATCAACTCAGCACCAAATGTCTTTTATGTCGCTAAAGATGGTAATGATACTAATAATGGAACATCGATTGATAATGCTAAACTAACCATCGCAAGTGCTGTTGGTGTTGCTCAATCTGGATCTGTTATTAAAGTACTTTCGGGTAACTATGTTGAGAGTAATCCAGTCGTCGTTCCTGCATTTGTATCGGTTGTTGGTGATGATTTGAGGAGTGTGAAGGTATTACCAATCAACTCCACACAAGATTTGTTCCATGTCAATAAGGGATGTAAACTGGCAAATATGACTTTCTCTGGTCATACTGCTCCCGCAGCTGCGGTCGCGTTCCCAACAGCTGGTGCTACTAATGTTGGTGGTGGTAAATGGAAAGGTCCCTATATTCAGAACTGTACTAGTGATACCACCACTGGAACTGGTATTAGAGTTGATGGAGATAAAGCAGTTAAGACTAAGTCAATGAATGTTGATGCCTTCACTCAATATAATCAAGGTGGTGTTGGTGTGGCTGTCACAAATGAAGGATATGCTCAATTAGTATCGGTGTTCACCATTTGTTGTGATCAAGCAATAACTTGTCATGCTGGTGGACAAGCGGATGTTGCCAATAGTAATTGTAGTTTTGGAACTTTTGGTTTGGTCGCAAATGGTAAGGGTTCTGAACAGTTTATTGGTACTGTTACAACCTCTGCGGCCGCGGCACAAGATAATGTAACTATCAATGTTGGAACTGGGGAGACGCGTCCCTATGATGGACAGATTGTTTATTTTGATCAACTCTATAAGTCCGTAGAAACAATCACAGTTACTAATGGTGGAAGTGGATATACCTCTACTCCAACTGTAACTCTCGCAGCTCCTACTGGTCCGAGTGGTGAAACATCAACTGCATTCGCTACTCTTGAAGGTGGTTCTGTCGCTTCAATTTCAATCATCAGTAGTGGAAGTCAATATGAATCAACACCTTCGGTTACTATTTCTGGCGGTGGTGGGAGTAGTGCATCAGCAACCGCCAATATAACAGATACTTATTATACAATAAATAGTGCCACACCTATCGTATCTGGAATTACCACATTAACACTTGATGAAAATCTAATTAATACAGTGGGTGTTGGATCTACGGTATTCTTCTTCCAACAAAGTAAGATTATCGCAAGTTCTCACACTTTTGAATACATTGGATCTGGAAATGATATCACTACAGCTACTCCCAAAAGAGGCGGTGTTACAATTCAAGCAAATGAAGTTTTGACTCAGAATGGTGGTAGAGTAATCTACACTAGCACTGATCAGGCAGGAAACTTTAGGATTGGTGATGACTTACAAATTAATCAAAACACTGGTACAATTAGCGGTAGAGCATTCTCAAGAAGTTTGTTCTCTGAGGTAACACCCTTTATCCTAGCACTTAGTTAAATGGCACAATTAGCACTCAATAGATTTCAAACAATAACTCTAGATATCACCGATAGTGATTCTACACCATATACTGCACCCACAGGTTATACCGCAATCGTGTTGTATGCTCATATTACAAATGTGACAACTAGTGCTACTACTTTCACAATGTCTCATGTTAGAAGTTCCACTACAACTGAAATTGTAAAAGATGTAACAGTTCCCCCAAATGATGCATACATTCCCCTAGATGGAAAATTAGTTCTTGAGACAAGTGATTCGATAAAAATTGTAGCGAGTGCCAATAGCAGTTTAAAACTAATTCTTAGTGTTTTGGAGACTGCATCCTAATGCCACATTTAATTAGTCAAAAGAATTTTCAAAACATTACCGTATCGAGTCTAACTACAACTTCATCTTCTCAAGTTGTCATGGATGTATTTGATATACATCAATTCCGTTCAGTAAAATATCAACTTCAAGTAACCAGTGGGAGTAGTTACCATACTGTAGAGTTTATTATTGTACACAATGGATCCTCAACTTTCAATACTGAATATGCAATTATAAAGAGTGGAGATTCTCTGGCATCTTTTGATAGTGACATCTCTAGTGGAAATGTGAGACTCTTAGTTGCACCGTCATCAACGAACTCCACAACATTTAAGTCGATCAGAACATCCATCAACACTTAATGTGAATAAATAAAAGAAACTCTTTATTTGCGATGATTAACGAAGAGGGACTCAGAGATTGGTTTGGTAAATCCAAATCAAAAGATGGTAAACCCGGTTGGGTCCAATCTGATGGTTCCCCTTGTGCTAATGAACCTGGTGAGAAGGGAACACCCAAATGTTACTCTTCGGCCAAAAAGGCTAGTATGTCAAAGAAAGAACTTCGTTCTGCCGATTCTAGAAAATCAAGGCAAGACCCTGGACAACAACAGAAGTCTGGAGCAGCCAAACCAACTTATGTGTCCACTGACAAACCCAAGAAGAAAATGAAAGAAGAAACCTTTAATGAAGCTTCAGATAAGAAAGGTAAAGGTAGTGGGTCTAAAGATGCCTGTTATCATAAGGTAAAGTCTCGTTATTCTGTATGGCCTTCGGCTTATGCGTCTGGTGCATTGGTCAAATGTCGTAAGAAGGGTGCAGCCAACTGGGGTAACTCAACCAAGAAAGAGGAAATGGAAGGTTTCTATAACCTCCCAGAACTGACAGAAACTCAAATCGCAGCTCTGAAATACGCTGGGTATGAGGTTGAAATTATTGATGAAGCATGTTGGAAAGGATATGAGAAGAAGGGTATGAAGACTATGTTTGGGAAGAGATATCCAAACTGTGTCAAGAAAGAAGAAACTGAAGTTAAGGAGAGCCACAAAAATCCTGATAGTGTGAAAGGAATTGCTAAGGAACTTGATAAGGCTGTTGAGATGCACAAGAGTCAGGCAAAGAGGCTCAGAAAATCTGGTGTATCAGAAGAAATAGTTGATGAGAAAACTAGAGTCCTTGAGAGACTGATCAACTCATCTTCGGTCGAAGACGAGACCATTGATGAGACATTAAGAGTCAATGAGAACGGTAACGTTTACCTCGTTAGTTTTACTTGGAGAGCCAAGTTTATGATGATGAAGATGTTCTTCCCAGAGGTTAGAAAACCAACGAGACAGGAAGTTTCTGCGGCTCTAGAAAAAGTCTATCCTGGATGTATGGTT